TATCTTAGTGTGCCTACTGATTATCTGGCTCCGTTCTCGTTTCAGATCATCACCACGAACTATAAAGAGTTTCTTGAAAACAAAGATGTGAACTTCGTGCAGCAGTACGCTGTCGATGCGGGCATTAATACAACACCTAAGTATTACAGTGTGTTTGATGTAAACAACTTTATCGTTGGCCCAACCCCTAACTTAGCCTATGACGTAGAATTGCATTATTATTATCGTCCAGCCAGCATCACCGCCGGGGCGGCTTCTGGTACATCTTGGCTTAGTGAGAATGCCCCGAATGCTCTTCTTTACGGTTCGCTAGTAGAAGCGTATACTTACATGAAGGGTGAAGCAGATATGTTGCAGTTGTATGAGCAGCGCTTCGCGCAAGAAGTACAACGCTTAAAGGATTTGGCTGAAGCTAGAGAGAATAGCGATGCCTACAGGAGAGGTCTACCTGATAGGCCACGCACATAAACAGGAGTAAAGAACGATGGCAACATCAAACGCAGCAACCACCTATCTGGAGAGACGGATTCTTGACTATTTGTTCAAGGGTGATTCACTCTCCTTTGCTTCGCCAGGCAATAACCTTTATGTCGGCCTAGCAACGGCAATCACTGATGTAGAAACAGGAACCGTAACAGAGGTTCAGGTTGACACTGATGACGCTAACTATACCCGCAAGCGCGTTGTAGCGGCAGACTGGAAACAGTCAACCACTACACTGGCTCGTGGTATTGGTACAGCAGACACTGAAATTCAGGTTACAGACGCAGAAGCTTTCCCGACATCAGGTACTATCGTGATTGATGACGAGATCATTACCTACACCGGGAAAGACGGCACAGCTAACGCTGATGTTGACGGCGCGGTGACAGCATCACCTAACGTGGTTTTGGACGGCAATAACGGAACAATCACCGTTGGTATGATCGTCACAGGTACAGGTATCAGCGGCACAGTAAAAGTTCTGACAGTAACCACACAGAACGCAATTATTCTGGACACAGCCGTTACACTTGCTGACGACACTCTGCTTAACTTTGACGGCACAAACACCCTGACAGGTTGTACACGCGGCACATCAAGCACAACAGCAGTTAACCACGTTACGGCTGATGTCAATGGTGCGGTCTCGGCTTCTACCACAGTGGTGATGGATAATGTGTTTGGCACGTTGGTAGTTGGCGCTCGTATCCGTGGTACAGGTATCACTGGCCCGGTACATATTGCATCTATCTCTGCACAGAGCGGCCCGTCTGCCGGTACAGCGACAGTTGTTCTGGACACAGCGGTTACTATCTCTGATGATGTCGCGGTGACATTTGACGCAGAGTCCGTGATTTGTGATCAGCAGCAGGTTATCAATGACGACAACATTGAGTTCCCAGCAGCGGCGGGTACAGCAGCAACATACACTGTTACACATGCTTTTGTGGCTGACGGTAACATTGCTACAGCGGCTGTTGACGGTGCGACAACAGCATCAAAGACAGTGGTTCTAGATACTAACGTAGGCACAATTGCGGTTGGTGATGTCGTGACTGGCACAGGTATTACAGGCTCACCTAGCGGTGTGGTTCGTGTACAGACGGTTACATCTCAGACCAACATTGATCTGGATACCGCAGTTACGCTAGCCAACAATGATGTACTTACCTTTGACGGAACAAATAAAATGTTTGTTGGTGAGCTTGATGTAAGTAAGACAATTGCAACGGGGGATATCTTCCGTATCAACAGTGGTAACTTGAGCATCGAGTTGAAGTAATGGCCTTTGTAATCAAGGATCGCGTTAAGGAAACAACCACCACAACAGGCACTGGCACGTTAACTCTTGCCGGTGCCTTGAGTGGGTTTGAGGCGTTTTCTGAAATCGGTGACGGCAATAATACTTATTATGCTTGCACCGATAACGTGGACTTTGAGGTTGGTATTGGAACTTACACAGCCACAGGCACAACTCTTTCTAGGGATACCATTCTGGAAAGCAGCAGCACTAAACTGACCGCTGATGTTAACGGTGCGGTGACTAACAATGTAAACGTGATCGTGGACAATGTGCAGGGCGGAACCCTTACCGTAGGCCAGCGTGTGCGTGGCGCTGGAATAACTGGTGTGGTAACAATCGCTGTAGTTAACAGCCAGACAGACATAGACCTCAGTGTGGCAGTAACTTTATCTGACGATGACCCGCTTACAATTGGGGATGAGAAGATTAACTGGACAGCAGGCACTCGTACAATCTTTTGTACAATGCCGTCAGAAAAGATTATCTTTGCTGATAACAACGACAATCCGGTGAATCTAGTTGAACAAGACCCGCAGGCTTTGGCTTTTGCGATTGCGTTAGGATAGGAAGATGGCAAACTCATTTTTATCAGAAACAGATACTGGGGTGGGGACAAGCCCAGCCAGCATATTTACCTGTCCCGCTGCTACAGAGACAACAATCATTGGCTTGAGTGTTTCTAACATAGTCACTTCGCAGATTTTGATTGACGTTATTCTGGATGCAAGTGCCAGAACAAGCGGCGCGGAAGATAGCGTGTACTTAATCAAGGCAGCGCCGATTCCGGTTGGATCGTCTTTAGTAGTGGTTGGTGGTGATCAGAAGGTTGTCATGGAGCCGGGCGACATCTTGAAAGTTGTCTCTGACACGGCGACATCGGCTGATGTGGTGATGAGTCACCTAGACATCACATAGGGGGTATAGATGGCATACCAAGGTAATCCGCTCTACACCGCCTTTTCTACCATCAATAAGCAAGATCTTACTGGCGGCGCAGGAACGAACTTCACGCTCGATTATTCTGTTGGTAGCCCGCAGGATATCGAGGTGTTTGTTAATAACGTGCGCCAAGAGCCTGTTGACGCATACACCATTAGCGGCACTAGCCTGACAATGACAGGCAGTATTGTAGCCACTGACGATTTCTATGTGGTGTTTCAGGGCAAGGCGCAGCAGACTGCTGTTCCGGGTGTGGGAACGATTACACAGGCTATGTTTGCCCCCGGTCTTAACTTGGGCGCTGGTTACTTTCAAGGTAACAACGGCGACACAGGGGATACAACAAACGGCAAGGGTGATATATTCAGAGTTAACGCTCAGACGCTTACAAGCAACGTCACGATTGCAACCGCAGATAACGCCACGGCTGCTGGCCCGCTTACCATTGACGCCAGTGCCACACTGACGGTCAATGGCAACTTAACAATACTGTGAGGCATAGATGGCTTCGATATTAAATGTAGACCAGATTAACAATGCGGCGGGAACGTCTGCTGTCACGCTAGACCCAAGCACAGGCCACGCAACTTTCCCGAATGGGATGACATTGCCAGCGGGTAGTGTGGTGCAGGTTGTCGAAGGGTCAATGGATGATAGACTTGCGATTTCGACAGGTGGGGTTTGGACAGCAGTTTCAGGCTTAACTGCATCAATTACACCAACATCAGTAAACAGCAAAATCCTTGTTCAATGTAATGTCAATCTTGCAGGGAACTATACCGCCTATACAGTTGGCGCAAGGCTCTATGTGAACGGTTCGCATTTAAGCGCAGCCTCATCAAGTGACACTACTTATTCCAATGACGCAGGTTGTTGGTTCGCTGTTGGCGCACAACAATGGGAAAATTACATAAGAGAGCAAGCCAGCGCACAGTACCTACACAGCCCAAGTTCAACCTCACAGCAAACCTATTCTCTTTATGTAAATGACCAGAGAGACGCAAGTGTTGTTTATGTAAACCGATATCACTATGCAGGTAATGTTTCTTATATGTACTCCACACGCTCAAACTTTATACTAATGGAGATTGCACAATGAGTACGCTGTACGTTGATACAATTAACGAGAAGACCAGCGGCAACGGTGTGCAGATTCCGGGTCATGTGGTTCAGGTTGTTCAATCAGTGAAGACAAACCAGTCTTCCTCGACCAGTTCATCTTGGTCAGATACTGGATTATCGGCCTCAATAACTCCAACATCCTCATCTAACAAAATACTGGTACTGGTAGATGTTATGTTTTCTCATCAACCCGGATATGCTGGTTCAAATCTAAGACTTTTAAGAGATGCCACTACAATCTATTACGGCACAGGCACAGGGTTTGCTGGGTTTGCTGGTGCTTACGATATACAAAACGGCGCTGATTATGTTTCTTTACGAACGCCTGCAAATTACCTCGATTCACCAGCATCCACATCATCTTTGACATATAAAGTGCAGTTCCAGAGTTTGCAAAGCGCATACATCGGTATTAACCGGACACAGCGAGTGAATGGAACTTACGACCCAGCAGGAGCAAGTAGCATCACCCTAATGGAGATTGCCCAATGACGAGCATATTGAAAGTCTCCGAAATCCAAGACCCAACGAACAGCAACACCGCGCTGACGATTGATAGCAGTGGTCAAGTGCTAATGCCAACCACTACTAACTTGTTAGCAACATCTTCAATATCAGGAGCATCAACTTCTGTATCAGTTAGCTCTTCAGATTTTAACCATTTATTAATTCATATTTATGGTCTTGATGCAGCGGCTGGATATGAAGCAAGTGTGAGATTTAATTCTGACAGTGGTTCTAACTATAAATGGGCAAGACTTACAGAGGACGCTAATAACTCTCCTAGTGCTGGTGGTGGTACTACAACTAGCTTTCATTTAGGGCAGACAGGTGCTGCTGGCTTTACTAACGGAAACACAAACAATAATGCAATAATGCGTGTTTACTTTCCTAATGGTACTGCTCATTGGAAATCAACAGAGTGGTCATCAATTCAAGATACTGGAACAAATGATGTTCAAAACTTTCAGTCAGGGCATTGGAGAAACAATGCAGCAATAACAAGTGTTCAAGTTGTGTGTACATCGTCAACATTTACGTCCGGTACAATAAACATTTACGGCGTAAAATAGGAGTAAACAAAATGGCATCAATATCAGAGGCACTTACCGAACTAGGCATCACCGAATGGGTGTTGCGCGGCGAACCCACCACTGAGGCCGAATTTAACGAGATGTTCCGCAAGGTAACTGGCGCAGACGCTAACGGCTCGGCTATCGAAAGCAGCAACGTGGCTGACTGGGGATGTAGCTGGGCAACCGTCAACGCAAAGCTAACCGAGCTTAATGCAGCGGAGCCTTTGAAGCTGTTACGCGCCGAGCGTGACCGCTTGATTGCGGCTACCGACTGGTGGGCATCGTCTGACCTTACAATGAGCGCCGAGCGTACGGCATACCGTACGGCACTGCGTGACATCACTGACAGCTACACCTCGCTTGACGATGTTGTGTGGCCTACAAAGCCGGAGTAAGAGATGGCGATCAGTAAGATCAACACAGATTCTTTAGGCACAGGCAGTGATACTGATGCTATTACGCTGCCATCTGGTACTACTGCCCAACGTCCGTCTTCGCCTGTCGAGGGGATGATTCGGGAAAACACAACTGAAAATGTTGTTGAAGTATATGACGGAACTGGGTGGGTTACTGTTGGGCAACAGGAGATTGTTTATAGTGTTGAATACCTTGTTGTCGCAGGCGGCGGCGGAGGTGCAGGCACTAGCGGCGGCGGCGGCGGTGCAGGTGGCTACAGGTCTTCTGTATCGGGAGAGTCTTCCGGCGGCGGAGGTACGGCAGAAAGCGCATTTTTAGTAACGGAAACCAACACATACACCGTCACTATTGGCGCGGGAGGAGCCGCCGCTACTGGTACCTATGGTGGAGATGGAGGTGACTCTGTTTTTGGAAGCATCACTTCGGTAGGTGGCGGCGGAGGCACAGGGGCGGCATCTAGTGCAACTTCTAGATCTGGAGGGTCCGGAGGTGGCGGTACTTCGCGGGCAACTTCGCAACCCGGCGGCGCAGGGACAAGTGGGCAAGGTTACGCCGGTGGACACGGCGGTCTTGTCTCTGGGAATCAATCTAATTCACGCGGTGGCGGTGGCGGTGGTGCCGGTGGTGTTGGTCTTGGCAATAGTGGCGGCTCTGTTCGCGCTGATGGTGGTCCCGGTGTTTCATCTGCAATCACGGGAAGTTCCGTAACACGCGGTGGCGGTGGCGGTGGTGGCTCTGAAAACTACGATGCCGGTGTTGGTGGATCTGGAGGAGGCGGTAATGGCGGTCGTTACCCAGACACCACTCCTGCTCAAAACGGCACTGCAAACACAGGTGGTGGTGGCGGTGGAGGCTATGCTAGTGACGCAGCAGGAGGCTCTGGAGTTGTCATCATCCGTTACGCAGGATCTCAGCGTGGAACTGGCGGTACAGTGACTTCATCTGGCGGCTACACCATCCACACTTTTACATCATCCGGTACTTTCACAGCATAGGAGGAGCAACAAATGGCACATTTTGCAAAAGTACAAGATGGCATCGTGACCAAAGTCATTGTTGCCGAACCTGACTTCTTTGACACTTTTGTCGATGATAGCCCGGGTGAGTGGATACAGACATCCTACAACACTATAGGCGGCACACATACTTTGGGCGGCACACCTCTGCGTAAAAACTACGCTGGTGTCGGCTTCACCTATGATCGTGACCGTGATGCTTTTATTGCGCCACAGCCATATCCAAGCTGGGTGCTAAATGAAGACACCTGTCTCTGGAACGCACCTGTTGCATATCCTTCCGGTGACGGGCAGTATCAATGGGACGAAGAAACAACCAGTTGGATTGAGGCAGAGTAATGGCATACATAGGCAAAACCCCGACCCAAGCCATTAGGCAGCGCTATGTGTTTACTGCGACAGGTGGTGAGACATCCATTTCGGGCGCGGACGACAACAGCAACACACTTATCTATGCTGACGGCGAGTACATAGATGTGATGCTGAACGGTGTACAGTTAATCGCTGGTAGCGACTACAACACTACAACTACCAACACCATCGGCGGTTTGACGGCGCTCGTAGCCAGTGACGTAGTAGAAGTTATGGTGTATGATGTATTCAGTGTAGCTGGGCTAAGTAACTACTTTACGGCAGCGAGAGTACCGTTCACGCGGTTCGATAGCACAGTAAAGAACATGCCGTTGAACGCAGATCAGAAGGTTCCGTTCACACGGTTTGATGCAACGAGCAGTGACTTCTCACTGACGAACTAGAGGCTGATATGGCAAGACTTGTAAAATCAATTGTATCCGGCTCGAATGTGGTCGGGCTGGGCGAAACAACCAGCGCAGATCAACTTGAAGGGCGCTATGCAGTCGAGATTGCCACGCTTACTGATGCCGCGACAATCACCCCGGACTTTGGCGCGAATCAAAACTTCACTGTCACACTGGCAGGCAACCGCACATTAGCGAACCCGACAAACATTGTGGTAGGCCAGACAGGATCTTTCTTCTTGGTGCAGGACGGAACAGGTTCGCGCACCCTGTCTTTTGGTACATATTACGACTTTGCTGGCGGCACCGCGCCTACCATCTCAACCACTGCTGCTGCTGTAGACCGGATTGATTACATCGTCCGCACGGCAACATCTATCCACTGTGTGTTTACTGCGGATTACAGCTAATGTTTAATACTCAGATCTTAGCGGGATCATCTGGTCAGGGTGGCGGCGAAGTACAGCAATCCCTCAAGTTCAACGATGACGAAAGCCAGTATCTAAGCTGGACACCGGCTGCTGCTGGCAACCGCACGACTTGGACTTGGTCAGGCTGGGTCAAGCGTGGGAACTTGGGTGGAGCACAACGTCTTTTGTATGTGGGTAACGGAAGCACTTCTGAAACTAGCTTATATTTTACCTCTGACCGTTTGCAGTTTGAATACTACGTTGCACCAACAAACTACTATCTTAGAACAGAACAGTATTTTAGAGATACCTCATCCTTTTACCACATCGTTGTAGTTCTTGACACAACAAATGCTACCTCAAATGATAGAATACGATTTTTTATAAACGGCGTAAGAGTAAGTTCATTCAATGCAAACGCACAACCGCCACAAAATTTTGATATGAGAATTAATGAAGCCGCAGAACATTCTATTGGAAGGCGTGCAGGCGGTTCAAATTACTATGACGGATACCTATCCGACATCCATTTCATTGACGGTCAAGCCCTAGACGCCACCAGCTTTGGTCAGTTCACCAACGGCTATTGGGAAAAGAAAGACTACGCTGGCACATACGGTACAAACGGTTTCCACCTGACCTTCCAAGATGATGTGGTCAGCGAGGGGTTCAATGCAGTTACCTATCGTGGCACAGGGGCTACACAAAGCATCAGCGGGTTGGGGCTGTCGCCGGATTTTGTATGGTTTAAAGCAAGAAGTGCAGCACTTGGTCATGTAGTATATGATACGGTGCGTGGTGCGGCAAAATATTTACAAACAGCTTCTACCTCTGCTGAAGGCACTGGAGCAGATTCGCAAACATCTTTTGATTCTGATGGATTTAGTTTGGGTGCCGATACTAGCACAACAGGCGTTAACCAAGATAACACAACCTACGTTGCTTGGGCTTGGGATGCTGGCAGCGGTTCAGCCGCAAGCAATACTGATGG